GATTGGAGTTGCTCACCAAGTTCTTGCTTGGATGGAATCCCACTTTGAGAAACTAATTCCATTCTATAAAGACTTCCTTTCCACAAAACATCTGCAGAATATTCTTCACCAACTTGCTGTTGTTCTGGTTGGTTTGAACCAATATAAAGATTTCCGTTAAAGTCTCCGGAAATATTTACTGATTCTGAGATGAATTGCTTATATGATTTCATTCTTCCTCTTCAGTATCTTCTTCGGTAGTTCCAAACATTGAATTTGCTACGGCAGGACGAAACTCATCAATCTTCTCAGAAGATTTTGCGAATAAAAGTTCTTTAATTTTATCGCTGATTTGTGAGGGAGGTTCGTCCGAAACAATCATATCTAGCAAATCGTCCATTTTTATAATCCAAATTAATAACTGTCTTTATTTATATCTCACCACCCTTGGGCATTTGAACTGCTTTTGTATCAAATTGAGTTGCTGCTTCGTCAGAAGCTAAATCCGGTTCCATTACTGGTTGTCCCAAATCCATTCCAGCAGTTTCTGGTCCAAGAGGCATTCCAGTTTGTGGGTCTACTGGTGCATTTGGATCTGGAATAATACCATCTTTAATTTCCTGTTCAATCAATTTATCTTGCTCAAGGATTTCAACATCAGTTTGGCGAAGAATCTTACGTCTCACATAGTCCTGTGAGAAGTATTTTCCAATATATGGCTCAGCAACTTGAACCATACTCAATCTTTCATTTAACAATTCAGAATCTTTTAGTTCTGCAAAGTGGTTATCATATAAGAAATCATATTGAATGTGCTCATCCATTTTACCCCAATCTTCCGGAGTAATGATATTTTTAAGAATTAGTTGAGTTCTCAGTATATCACTAAACATATGTGAGAATCTTTTTCTCAACCTAGAAACAAACTTGCTGAATTTAACTTCGTCTCTAAGAATTTCTGAAGAACGACCCAAATTAAATCCACCTTGTCCATCCATTCTTGAGGGTGGAACGTTAAGTGATTGGAATAACTTTTTCTTAAAGTATTCAATATCAGTAATTTCTCCCAAGTTTTGTCCGCCAGGAAGAGTTGAAATTTCCGTACCTCTCCCACCTTCTCTACGTGGAAGCCAAAAATCTTCAAGCATTGCCATAAACTTTTTATCATCACGGATTTCTCCGGTTGATGCATCATAAACAAGTTTGTTGCGATAGCGAGACATCACATCGCGGAGATATTGTTCTGCCTTTACTTTTGGTAAATTACCAACATCGATATAGAAAATTCTACGTTCTGGGGCACGAGACAATCTGTAGATAACAAGTGAGTCTTCAATCATACGGAGTTGATTGAGAGACTTGATTGCCTTATGCAAATAAGAAAGTGTTGACCCCTTATTTCTATCTACTAAACCTGAAGTGCAATAAGTGACGGAATCTCTTGTCATTTTGATTCCGGCATTTGACCCACCTAGACTTCCAGGAGCAGGAGCTCCTGTAGGATATGTCATTTTGGGGGTGTAGATAAAATATTCTTCAATTTCAGGAAAATCATAATCATTGGGATTGTCTGAATTCCTGCTGATTATATTATATTTGTCACTTTCTCTTTTTTTAGCTTGACGAATATAGCGCATTTTCATTGCGTCAATATATCTCAATTCTTGTATTCCATCTTCAGGTCTTTTGATATCAATTACTTTATGATAGAAAAGTCTACCATCAATGTACCAATTCCTATAAATTTCGTGCGCTTTTTTATCAAAATCTAACAATTCTAAGATATACTTAAATTCTTCTCTTATTTTATTTTTAATACCATCACTTGCATTTAGATTGTCCAAATCAATTTGAACCGGACTATCGTTGGTATCGGATACGATTGCTTCATTTACAATATCTTCAATCGCACTATCACACTCTGGGTGAAGTGCCATCTCACGATATCTTTTAATTAAGTCAAACTCTGTTTTATAAACACCCTCAATATCTACATATGAACCAAAAAATCCACTACTTAAATAATGGTCAACCCCGTCCTCCTTATTGGGAGGAACGGGGGAAAGTGAATTTTTTGATAATGACTCATTATCATCAATTGAAAAACCAAATAGTTTTGCCATAATTTATTTTTAAACTTATCTGTTGAATAATAGTATTTATTATTCTCCCAACTCGCCTCTTTGAGCAGGTGTCCAATATTGAACTTGGAAAGAAACCGTAAACTCCTCAAGTACGTTTGAAGAATCGTAACTCAAATCGATTGCACTAATTGATGTTGGGAAAATATCATGGAACTTATAAATTGTTTCCTGTGAAATCGCAGCATTGTTTGTGTTCAGTCCCTGACCAGTTCCTGCATCCGCACCAGTGGTTCTGATGTTAGAAGGAAGTCTGGTTAATTGCTTAACATAAGCATCAACCATGTAACTGTTGGGTTCTGTAGCACCACTAGCGTCACCATATTGACCAATGTAGTTCATCCAATCTTCAAAGACTCTTCTGATGCTGAAGTTTTCGTCATTGATGACGGTTACAGACCACTCATCAAATGTTCTGTCACCAGCAACTTTAAAGTTTCTTCCTCTAAAGGGAACATCAATCATTCCGATGTTTGATGCTGGAAGTTGTGAAGCCTTACATAAAATTTCAAAGGTTTCTCCTAGAGTTCCACCTCCAGGAATAGCACCAGGAATACGAACTTCAAATAGATTGGGGCGGGCCCCGCCGCCAATCAATGTAGATTTAAATTTTTGGATAGTTGATTCTGCCATTTTTAGTTCCTCCTTTTTGGGTTTTAATTAAATCAAACAGTTCCAACAACTTCTTCAAATGCAACACCAGTTCTGGTTGCAACAAATGTCAGAGTTACGTAGTTGATAGACTTGGCAGGCTTCAGGAAGATGTCAGCTCTAAACTCATTGTTATCAATAACATCAGGTGTGTTATTTGAAGCATCGCAAACAACCAAGAATCCATACAGACCACGTTTTGCCTGAACATCCCGGAGGTATGGTTCGACGATGTTTCTGAAGTTTGCTCTTGTAATCTCATCGTTCAGTTCGAAGAGTTGAGCTTCCGCTGGTTTTCTAAGTGCTTGCTCGACAGTTAAGAATAGACGACGAACGTTAATTCTATCGAATGCCGATGCGTAGCCTAGAGCAGTCTTATCACCAAAGAGAAGAATACCTAATCCAGGTTGAGCAACAATTGCATTAATTCTTTGTGGATAAAGTTGATCTCTTTGTGCTTTATTTGGACTGTATGCAAGTTTAATTGCATTATTTAAGATTCCTCTTTGTTGTCCAGCAGGTGAGAACCAAGGATATGCTTGGATACTGGTTCTTACACATAGTCCAGCAACGTCTCCATTGGTTGGAATGTAGCGGAACTTATTGTTGAATCTGTCAAAGGTGTACTTATATCCAGTATCAAATACTGCATATGAAGATGAAGGGAGGAACGAGTAGAAAGCAATGATATTGTCAGTAATTTGGTCTGTAGTTAGATACTGTCTAAGTCCAGTTCCAAATTCTGGTTCTGATACAACATCTCCTCTATGTGGAGAGAGTGTTGCCATACAATCCTTTCTGCTTTCCGCAATAGAAATTAGATGAGCTGCTTTTGCTTGAGATTCAAACTTATCAGCAAGTCCTGGTCCCATTAGCAAGTAATCAACTTCAATTTCATCTCTATTGGCAAATAGGTCATAAGAAGTGATCAAGGAACCAAGTTCTGCAGTCATTGTTCCAGTTTCGCCTGGTGTGGCATCAAGATCTCCATAATCTTTACCACCCTGCAATACATACTGAGCATTGCCTATTGCACTGAAAGTTTTATCTTGCGATACTTCGTTCCAAAGTCCTTGTGCTACAGTGTTTGTAGTAAATGACTCTGAGAATCCTGTCTGATACACCTCTTCATTATTTTCATTATCTGAAGGGTTATCTCCAGCATAAATGTATTGCGAGAACTGTGCAAGGTATTCTTTATACCAGATTCTTGTGCCTGGATTTACTGCAGAAATTGCATCAGTTGCCTTGGAAAGGTTGAGGAATTTCTCTAAGAGATTGCCTTGAATTCCAGTAACGTCTCCAGTATCGTCAATAACTGCAACGTGAATACAATCATTCTTACCGTTTCTATCCAAAACGTATCTATTGGTGATTGGTTTTGGCGCAATGGATCTCCAGAAAATATCAGCATTAACTAAATCTAGTTTTTGCTCATCGTACCAATCTTTTACAAGACTTCCACTAATTGGAAGTGCATATGAAGTAACAACACCAACTGAATCGTCAATAAAATTAACAGTTGTGATACCACTTGAAGCAGAAGATGGTCTAATGGAGAATGCTCTGTTGTTGGCTTTATATTCAATATGTTCATCTGCAGTAGTCGTAATTGCGACTCTGGAAACAATCTTTACATCAACAGAATCATCTCTTACGCCAGTTACGATACCTTTGATATAACCGGTAAATGAAGTATTAACTCCGGTTGGTAAAGTATAAGTTACATTTTCCAGGGAAACTGTAACTCCAAGACCAACTCCATTATCAGCTCTTGCGGTAAGAGTGTCAAATGTCGCTGAGTTGATACTGATAATTTGGTCCGCCTTATCGTCAATAATACAAACTTTTAGGTTATTTGCCCAAGAACCTGGATTCTTAGCAGCAAACATATATCCTGCAATATCATCCGCATAATTTAGGTTATAATCATCAAAGTTTTTAATCTTCAGAGAAGCCTCACCAACTGTAGAAATTCCGTTAGTTGTGTAAATATCTGAAATTGTAAAAGTAACACCTAATCCGATTGTTGCAGTTGTTCCTAAACCAACAACAGTTGGTAGAACAGTAATAGTTTCACTTTCATTAAAAGCATTACCACCGTTAGTAACTGCAACAGT